GAAGCAACCTGCCGGTCCGCACCGTCACCTGCCACTTCCGCCCCTTCAGCCGGCTCCTCGATGATAGAGAAGCGGGCATCCATCTGCATTTCCAGCAGGGTGGCATCGTCCGGCGGCCAGGTCTGACCACCTGTTGCCTGACCCGGCTCCGGGGTTGGAGCGGGCGCCGGAGCCTGCCCTACAGGCGCCTGGGGAGGCTGCACGGGGGAAGGAACAGGCTCCGGCGGCTGAGCCGCAGCGGTCAGAGCACTGAAGCGCTCCGTCCGGGCCCGCTGCGCGTAGATTTCCTCATCCTCGATGAGGTCCAGGAGTCGGGTGGCCCGCTCCTGCTGCTCTGACTCGTCCTGCATGGCGGTGTACACGTGCTCCACCACGGACCGGATAAGTGAGCCGAGATCCAGTGTGGGGTCAACACCCGTGGGCGGCTCCTGGACCTCGGCCGGCTCCAGGGTACCGGCGGCGACCAGGGCGAGCTGCTCCTCCCCGTCCATGGCGTAGACCGGGAAGGCTGGGACATTGACAGCCAGAGCGGCGGTCAGCTCCAGGTTGCCGTCCACCCGGCGCCAGTCCCCGGAGATGGGGGAGCGACGTAGCTTGGCTACCTTCTGTGGCGTGGCTTCGGGGACAACAGAACCGGCCACCCAAATCCCGTACTCGTCTTCACCGGCACGTACGACAGCGACTTCGTCTCCGGTGTGATCGTAATGAACGGCGGCGGCGGTGTACCCCAGTCCGATGTCAGCATGGCGAGTGTCCATGACAATCTTTCCAACTCGGACTGGATCTCCTTCAGCCGTGTAGACAGTCCCAAGATGGAACGGCTCATAGCCTTTACGCGACCGAGGGGCAAGGACACACTCTCTTCCTGCGAAATCACGGTGGCATTCTCCCCAGGCTGCGATATGACCGAACACTCGACCGTTCGACTCCACGGTAAGCGGAGTCTTGGAGGGAAGTCCTGGGTTCTGGAACCACTGCTTCGGCGGCTCCACCGGGTAAGTCATGGTGCTGTACTCAGTGTCCATAGTGGACCGCCGCTTCTTCTTCTTCCGGGAGGAGGACATCTCCTCGTCACTGTCACTGGAGGCCTGCTCCGAGATTTGGATACCGGCCTTCTGAGCCGCTGCCTTGATCCGTCCCTTGATCGCGGCAACCTGTTCGTCCGTGTAGTCCGTCTGGTTCTTAGGCATGTTGATGTATGCCCAGGCGGCCCTAATATGGTCCGGAGTATCGATCGGGTACCGCTTCCGATTGTCCCGGTAGCCGGGGTCTGCGTACTTCACGTCCCCGTATGGCTCAGTGGCAGCGAACTCAGCAGACATCTGAACTCCTGGCGCAGCGGACCGGTCCCACGGGGCTCGGATCGAGGCGTCGTTGAACTCCCGGGCCATCTCCGGGTAAATCTCACTGATCACGTTACGCAGCTCGCCCCGGTCGCTCTCATCGATACCGGGCAGGCCACCATGGGCCCCGGACAGCAACGCCGCCGCAGCGTAGATGGCGTGATAGATGAGCGTCAGCTCACCGTTGATGACATCGCCTACCGGAAGCCGGTAGGAGGTCGGGTCCGTCGGGGGGAGGTTCGGGTCGTACCACATGAATGCGCGCCGGAGCTTATTGATGTCAGCACCCTGGGCACCGACGTTCGCCCACGCGGTGATCCGCTTGACCGCGTCGTCATTGTCAAAGACCGCATCACGAGGTGCCAGGGGTAGTCCCCGCCAGCCGGACGGGTTGACCGTGAACGACGAACCCGAAGCCAGAATCGCTGCCGAGCTGTCTGCACAACCACAGTCATCCCCACCAGGCGCCTCCATCATGTCCGGGTCGTCATCGGGCCAGTCCCCGTCAGCGCCCATGACGTGCAACCTCATACCGGAGAAGGCGGGGATTGGGACGAGGGTGACTCTACCGATGGTGAACTCTGACATGTGGTGGACGCCGGTCTCCGGGTCCAGGTTCCCGATGACCCGCCCACCAGGATCGACGCTGCCACCGGCTACGCCCATCTCCATTAGGTGTCGAGCCTTGCGCGCCTCCGGGATGATGTCCTCGTCCAGGTAGTCACCCCAGGCCCAGGCGTATTCGTTTCCTTCGTGGTCGGGACCGTAGACGATGCCGAGCATGCGGCCCACGGTCAGGGACCCGACGTGACCGGGGGCGTCGCGCTCCCGCCAGTCCAGGGGGAGGGGCAGCATCCGGTGCCGTAGCGCCCCGGCCTCGAACATCCGGCTTCGGTTCGGCTCCATGGTGGGGCGACCGATGGGGGCGATGGGTCCGGCCCAGGTGTACTGACCCAACTCCGGTTGCTTGGTCATCAGCTCCTGGGCAGCTACCAGGGCATCGTGACTAACGATCTGGATCCCGGAGCTGAAGGAGCACATCCCGTTAGTGAACCCGACAGAGTCGAACTCCATGCTGTGACTGCCCGGGTGACCCTTGCCAGGAGGCGCACCGACCGCCTTCTGGTGCAGGATGTTGCACAATCCCTGCGGGTTTGTAGGGAAATACTTCCGGAGCTGGCGCACGCAACGGTCGAAGTCGTGTGGCATCCGCCAGCGGATCTTGGCGGCACCCTTGCCGGCGAGCCAGTAGCGCTGCAACTGGAGCGGCATGCCCCGGGCCGGGTTCGGGTCTACCATCACCGTCCCCTCTCGTTCAAGATCACCAAGTTGCAGCGACAGTTGATGACCGTCTCCGGTGGTCCTATTGGATCACCCGGGAACATCAGTGGGAAGCCATCTACGTAGAACGGCATGCCGAGGGCGGTGACCTGTCCGTCTACGGCTCGATGGGAGCTGCGCACCCGCACGTCGTGCTCGGTGTCCCAGCGCTTCTGCAACAGGCGTCCAGTGACTCGGGACTGCTCAATTCCGGCAGCGAGGGTGCCTGCGCCATAAGCTCTAGTAACTTCTGTCTGGGCGATAACCCGGGCTCGATTCGGCCATCTCTCGGACCCGCTATATTCCAGTACTCGGTCCACTCTTCCTGCAACTTGCTCATTGTCAGCTCCCGCATTGACCGCGTCAGTGATCTCAGCGAACACCAGGTTGTAGACCTCGTCCGGGATCTGGACCAGGAAGTTCTCCGTCTGAGCGAGCTGGCTCATCACGAAGGAGTGCCTCGATACGGGCGGTACGTCTGTAGCCCGGGACCAGGCGCCCATAGCAATCTGACCAATGTTGGTGAGGATGGTCCCAACCTCACCGTCCCAGGACGCCTGTACCTGGAAGATAGCTGTCGGATCCGGCTGTAGGCGATGTCTCCGCCAAGGTGCCATAACCGCACCCTGAGCCAGTGCAAGCCATCTCCGTAAAGCTGCACCCACGACACCTGCCAGGTGGCTCTCATCCTGCTCACGGGACATCCAGGATCCCTGCCGCTCTCAGGTACTGACCCAAGAAGTTCACGTCATGTAACTCTTCGGCTACTAAGAGTGCAGCACAGTAGCTCTGGAGAGTGTCCTGGAGGGAGGCTGTGTCCATGCCTGGGTCTACCGCAGTGGCTAGGACTGGGAGGTGGTCCCAGGCTCCGTCCAGAAGCTGCTCGGCCCGCTCCCGGCTACCTACCCGGATCCGGGTGTGTAGCTCGTAGGAGGGCACATCCGGCCACCGGTCCCGGGAGTGACGGTCCAGCAGCCGCTTCCCGGCCCGCTCCAGTGCCCGCAGCACGGTGGCGTTAGCTACCACAAAGACGTTCATGGAGGTGGGCACGGTAGCTGGCGGGGGGGCCGCCGCAGCAGCCGTGATCCCAGCCGGTACCGGTGGCGGTCCCCCCAGAGCATTCTGGGCCTCGGAGGGGCCTACTGGCATCGGCCCTCCGGGTGTGGCCGAGATACCGGTGGGCGGTGGTGGCGGCGGCGGCGGTCCCCCACCTGGTTGACCAGGCTGTTGGATGGTGACCACAGTCTCCGGGGGCAGGATCTCAGCGGTGTAGCCGGCGATCTCCCGGACCTTGGGAATCTGGAACAGGTTGGGGTCCCGCAGCATCAGCTCCCGGGTGAAGTTACGCAGGTCCTCCTCATCTTCCGGGGCGTCGCTGATCTTGTAGTTGCCGGCCAGAAGCACTGTTTCACGTGAAACAATGCCCTTGTCGTACAGCTCCAAGGAGTCCTTCAGACGCTCCGGGCGCACGGTCAGCGGTGACGTGTCGTACCAGAAAACGAACCGTTCCGGGTCTTCTTTGATCACCTTCAGGGCTGGTTGCAGATACGCCGTGGTCAGGGCGTCGCAGATCCTGGTCATCAACGGCACAATGTGCACGTTGATCTGGCCTTCCATGATCTGCCACGCGCCCCAGTGATTAGCCTCCCCGGCT